TAGTAAGGGAAAGGTCTTCGCAAAGGTTATCTGAAAAACCTGGTTGCTCGGTAGAAAATTCGATTAGGCAATCGTCGGTATTAATGTAAAGGCTAATAAAGTGATTGCCAGCATTTATTAGCTCTGGTAAGTTTTCGTCGAATTGGTAGTTTGAATTGTAGATATATTCGTACCAAGGATACTCTGGTAAGTAGTTAATAAGATTAGTGATGATCTTATTGGTTATCTGATTTACTGGGACTGAAGGATAATCGGGATAAGTCTCTGGTTCAGATACTAAGGGTTTGGTACTGAGGTTAGATTTAATGTTTGATACTTCTTTTGTTTTCATAATCTAAAATTTTAATTAGTTAATTATTATGTTGCAAATATAAGAACAATATTTTAATTATGCAATATCCTTGATTGCCTTTCGAAGGCCCCTAATGTCCTAGAATTATCTAAAATAACCCTAATATAAATACTTATGCAATTAACAAACATATTACTAGGATGGCAATTAAAAATAGCCCCTTGATTGCCTAGAAATTTATCAAATCCGAGGCCATTTATGGCATAAATTGTGTACCCAGTTTTATAAAATCCGAGCCTAAAATGGCCCCTCTAGGTACACAATTTTTATATAAATCCTAGCCTCTTGGCAATTAAAATCCGAGTCTAGGTACACAAAATCACAACCTAAATCCTAGATTACACAAACTAGCCAAACAGAACACTTTTCAATTACACGTGTGAAGCTAAAATACATACGTATCTAAATCCCACCCATATTAGTATATTATATATAATAGTTAGTAAAATAGCTACGTGTCAAAAAGGCTCATATACGTATCTCAAAAACTATTGCCAGAGTGTACTTTTTGCTTTTCTGTGATTTGAGGGGCCATGTAGGGTGATTTTATTGCCTAAAATGGCCTCTGGGGCCTCAAGGATTTAGTACTTTAAATTTTGAGAGCTATAGTGTTTGATAGTAGAAGAGCAGCCAAATGGTTATGTTCCTGACTTTTTCGAAAAACCCCCGTTGGTACACAGAAAAGAATAAACCAAGATCCTAAGATATGTATATTAGTATTAGTTATAGTGATTATGTATATTCAGATTAGGTGTATATTATTGTTATTATGTATATTAGTTATAGTGATTATGTTAGTGATATCTGTATATTCAGATTAGGTGTATATGATATAGGTAGGTTTATTGTTATATATTATTTCTTTGTTGGGAGTGGGGTAGGTGGGTTGTGTACCTAGTATCTGTATACTTGGTTTTATTTTGTTTTGGGAGGTAATTGATTATATACTTGGTTTGTGTACACAGAAATACCTAGAGTTTTCTAGGCTCTAGGTATTCTTTTTATTTATCTTTTGTGGTGTTGGGGGAGGGATACTAGATCTTCTGGGTTCTGAAGTATATCCTGTAGGTATGGGTTTATCTCTTGGATGTTATATTGGGCTTGGAACCTAGAGATGGTACCCTTTAGTTCATCTACTAGAGTATCATAGAGGTTATTGTATATTATCTCTTTGATTTTAGTTTGGACTTCTTTGTTTTGTTCTAAGGATATTTGTCGGGTGGTTGAGACTTGGATCTCTATTGGTTTCTCTAGGTCTGGTACCGTTGGTATGTTACCCATATAGTCTAGTCCAGAGATGAGTTCTAATATTTCTTCGTTGGACATAGATAATATATAGTTGGGCTCTTTGTATACTTTGCAGGTTAGTATTTGATTACCATTCTGACTGATTGTGATTCTTGATGAAGGATTTGTTGTTTTCATAAGTTCTTTGTTTTAGATGGTTATTTTTTCTCTTGGCATTGTTAGAACTTCATAGATAGCATCATCTATGTTGATATTATGGGAAATGATTTCCTCTAGGTCTTCCTCTTTTGGTTCCCATCCATAGTATCGGGCAATGATATAGGATTTGAGTATATCTCTGATATCTAAGTCATAAGTACCTATGTGATAGGTACTTATGATGTAGGCAATTGTTTTCATGGCATTAGAATTCTAAGTTAAATAATTGAATGGTAAGCATACTTGGGAATTTCCCTCCTTCGTAATGAATATTAGAAGTATTGGAATAGTTGTGGAAATCACCCTTTAGTGATATCTTGAGAATATCCAATAGCAATGGATATAACTTGTACTGGTTAGCATCTAGCCATTCGTTATATTCCTGGATATCTGATTCTGAAGTAAAAGTAGCAGAGAGTTGGATAAATGGTTTATCCAAAGAATCTGGTTTATGGATATTTGTCTTAAGCCAAACCTTGGAAAGCATGTGGGATTCCTTTTGCATTAGGTTGACTGAACCAGTATTTTGCCATTGTTCGTATTGGTAAATTGTGATACCAGTTTTGAGTGCTGTTGTAATGTTGTTCAAGTTCATGACTGCCTAAATTTTAAATGAATAATATATTTCTTTTCTCTGATGCAAATTTAATACTTTATTTTTAAATATGCAATATCTCTGATTACTTAGCTGAGGCTTCTATTGGGTATCTGATAGAGCCTTTTCTGAATAAGGAAGAGGCCATTAATGGATTTTACATATTTCGCATCTTTACGGAAAGCATCTGGATTCTTTTTCTTAAACTGATGCCACCAATCATCATATTCTTCAAGGGTTTTGAATACCTTGTTTAAATCCTTAGTGGGACCTGTTAATTGAATGGTCTTAGGCCATACTTTAACATCTATTCTCTTACCTTTATCGAAATATATACGAGATGGTATAATTACTTCATCTGGACCTGGGTATGGAGTTGTGCTCATAATTTCGTTATTGTAAAAGTTATGTAATTGTCTTTAGTTATCACAAATGTAATGATAGCATTACCTTGTATTGAAATAGATAGAGATTCAGGAGTATCTGCTAATATGTAGTAACTTAAGAAGTTAGCTCTAAGCAAATTAGTAAGTACTTCCCTTAGTCTGAACAAGGTACAATTATCAGGATTACCATAGATTACTGATTGAAGATATTGGTCCTGATGATTAAGATGGTACCATCTTAATCTAGCCAAGTTTAGTTTCTCGGCTAGATTAAATTGTATGATATTTAAAAGTCTTCTTATGGGTGTCATACTGTAAAGGTAATTTGCATTATGTTTGAAGATATACGGTTGATAGATTTGATATTAGCTTCTCCATCGGTAAAGTTCATGGCAAAATTTACTAGAGCATCTGCAGCACCATTAGAAGTATCGGGAGTTTGAAATAAAAAAGAGTATATTGCAAATCCGTCCTGTTTAGATATCATTGCAGATAATGCTAAGCATTGGTTTTCAACGTAGGCATTAACTAATAGATTCATTAGATTGTTGCTGTAATCTAGGATTTCCTCTAAGTCTAAGGAAAATAATTCTTGGATTTGAAGACCTAGGTTAGTAACTAACTTGTCTAGATGTTGTGTGGTTTGGAAGGTTTCATTATTTTTCATAAGTCTAAAATTTTAAATGAATAATATATTTCTTTTCTCTGATGCAAATATAATACTTTATTTTTAAATATGCAAACCCTGGAATACTAAGCTGAGGATATGTGTAAACGCTAAGAAAGGCAGATAGTAGTCTGCCTTTCGAATTTATACTCTGTATCGGATTAAATCCCATTTATCGTTTACTAGCCTGAATATCCAGAGATAATGGTTAGTGAACTCTAATAGAGTACTGTATTCAGAGGTTTCAAATACCAAGAGATCTGAGTTCTTTTCTAGAATATTGAAATGGAGGGTTTTATTAGTACCCTTTCGAAGGATTTCTCTGAGATCATTCTTTAGAGTATCATCCGAAATGAACATATTATATTGTTCTCCCATATAATCCAGATATTTATCCCTGATATCTGGATATATTCTAGACTGGCTTACGTTAAATTGTTTCGTCTTCATCTTGATTTTCTTGATTTATGTTACGTTCGATAATGTTTTGAATACATATTTTTCGGCCCTCTTCTTCTGTCTGGCCCAAGATATAGGTAAGAGAATGATTAAGGAATAACATATCTGTATCGTAATTCCTCTTGAATACCAGCAATTCAAATTCCTTTAACCAATCGTGCTGCATCAATTCCAGTATCTCCTCTAAACCCATATGGTCCGTATCCATATATCCTTGGCATTTATACCAGATATCTGTAAAGACTTCAGTAATATATTCTGGTATCTTGAATCTATCAGATACTTCATGGGCTGGAACTAAATCCTTAGCAGCTTGGTATTTTTCTTTGGTTATTACCATGTCTGATTTACCTGATAGCTTTCTACTAAGGTTAACTATAAGGGGTACCTTGTAGTATAGTAGGTAAGGTTCTTTGTCATATACCCAATATCTGTTTTTGTATTCCTGATAGATTAGTACATAAGGCTTATCTGAATACATGCCCCATAGTCTCATATAAGCCGATAGGTAATTCTCTAGGTCTTTAGCACATTGTATATTCTGATTGAATACTACCTTAGTATCTTCTAGGTAGATTAGATTCAGGGAATAACTTAACTCTGGTTCCCGTTTACGAAATCTGTTGAATAGGTTTTTGATGTTCATAATGTCTAATATGTAAAATTAATGAATACTGTTCTGGTTCCTTTGAAGAAAGCTTCATGATTGTAGTTTTCGTATTTAGGGCAAGCATAAGTTTTAGAAGACCTATCATAATGATCTCTTACCCATACTGGACTGGATTCAGAATCTTTTAATCTGAATAGTGTACCTGGTTTAAGCTGTTTTAATGTGGTTTTATCCATAATCTTATTATTTATTTTGATGCAAATTTAAGAATAATAAATTAATTATGCAATAAACCTCGATTACCTGTTGAGGAATTGTTCAGCTATTGATGTAGGCTCTTTTTCTTCATATTGCTCTTCATCTAAATACATATCTATCTCTGGGTCTGGATCCTCGGGATCTATGTTAGCTTCTATCTCTCTTCTTAATTCATGGTGTTCTCTTGAAGAGAGTTCCATAGCTCCCTTGTAATCATCGGTAATTTGCCTCATCTCTGCAGTATTCAAAGTAAGGCCCTCTTTGGTAGTATCAATTCCCTCTTGCTTAGTAGCAACTACCTCGGGTAAAGAAGATAAATCATAGTGATCTGCCAATAATTTGGCTTCCTGTGGTTTGTCCATTATCTTTTGAGATTCTAGGATAATCTTTCTAGCTTCATCTATTGATATGCCTTGGTTCTGATTTAATTGATTATTCTGGGTATCTCCAAATTGATTAAAGATATTGGTAGTTCCTCCACCCATAAATGTACGTATGATAGACTGTAATGAAGTAGAAGAATCCAGTTTCATCTTAAGAGCTTTATTCAATTCAGCCGATATGAATGGAGTGTAATGCCCTCCCTGAGATTCCCTTAGGATGTTTACCTGATGGGATATCTCCATTCTATCTTCTAAAGCCCATGCTACTTGTTCTCCCAATAAAGCCTGTAGCATTTCTTCCTGTCTTTCTTTATCCCAGAGCTTAGATTGCAATAATCTATCTCTCATAAATACTCGTATGTAATTGATATCAATACCTGTCTTTGTTGAGAAGGTATTGATATCATACATAATCCCACATAGCATACCATTACCCATCAACCAGTGATTGATAATGTAGTTGTATACCTTTTGTAAATCTTCAAGATTCTGACTCTTTTGGTATTCTGCTGCCATTGCAGTAGTTCCCATAGGTCTAGGAAATCTTTTTATGTTGTCTTTTGCCATTATACAAATATTCTTTTCTTATATCCTTAGATTCATCGTATCTAATCCTTTTAAGAGGACGAGCTACGTATAGTTGATAAATATTAGAATACCAATAACCAACTGCTATATTGAGTTCTTCATTTAAAGCCAAAATGAATTGAGTATCGGTAATCCTATCCCTAGTAAATATCCAGGTATAATTTCCTTCAAGGTTGGGAACCTTGTTATAAAATTCCCAACCTTTAATTACCTTAAAAATATTGCCATGAAGGTCAACGATTTCCTTTGCCATAATTGCCTTTTTTACCTCTCGAGGATTTTTTGTCTTGTTTACTAGAGTTATCTTTCATTTCCTCTATCATTTTTTGAATTTCTGGGTACCAGAGTTTTCTTATGGGAACTACCTGGGTTGCAAAAAATGCCTTCCATAAATTCTGGGATAAAGGTCTTATACTTTGCCGACTGATTTCATTAAATTTATCCTCGAAGTGTTTTACTACCTTTTTAAAATCTGAATAATATATGTGACCAGTTGTTGCTGGGTTTATCTTTTGTTGCCTTTGGCATACTTCTAGTAAATCTTCTCCCATTTTATTCATAAACTCTCCTCTATTAAATTGGAAGTTCTCCTGATCTAGTCTAAATATCTTTACGTAATCTTTTGTTTCCATTATATTATATCTCTGTTTCTAAGTGTTTAACATCATAGGGTAATACCTGAAATAAATATCCCCTTTTATCATCCTCGTAATAGGATGACCATAATCTCCCTTTTAATCGGTATAAATCCAAGTCATAAGTTTTCTTGGGTATACCTGTGATAAATAATTTGTGATTGCCTCCTGGGTTAACTTCGAATTCCCACTGGGTAAAATTTCCTATGGTACCATAATCTGGCAATTTATTTCCCAGTAGGGTTGGCAAGGCAATATCCTTTACCAGAGTTTCTTTGGGGACCCTTTTCCCATTTACCCAGATCCCCAGTTGTGATTTACCGATATATACATCTTTTACTATTTCTCGAAACATAATTCAATGATTATAAATTTAACACCTTGACCTAATTCTAAGTCATTTACTGCATTAATATCCCTAGTACTATGTTGAAGGTTTCTTAAAGAGATTCTAGATTCTTTCGATATCCTATAAGATCTTCTTACCAAGAGTAAAGCATTTCTCCAACAAGCAACCATAGAAGATACTGGCCCAGAGAATAAAACCTTGCTGGTCTTATTTATCTCTACCATTTTTTCTTCGTATAGTTTTTGACTCTGAAGATACCATACTTTTATTTCTCTTATGTTTTCTTTTCTTCTTTCTAGAATCAGCTTTGACATAGTCTTCTATTTCTTCAAGTTTACCCAACAATAAAAACCTTACGAACATATCTATAGGCCTGAAAAAGTAATTTCTTATATTCTCAGTGCCTAGATAATAATCATATACGATAAAGAATTTTTTAATCTTTCCGTGTTTGAGAGATCTTTGAACAAGGTAATTCTTTACACATCTCTTGTGAAGTTCTACCATGTCCTTTTCCTGTTTTTCCATCTCCTTATCGGAGAATATTCGATAGTCCATAACCAAAATAAATATGGGACTGGGAATTTGAAAATAGCAAACTAATGTGTTCCCAGTCCCGGGTTAACAAAGGATTAATTATACTGCTTCATCTACCTTCAATACTTTTTTCTGGAAGGTAATATATTTATTTTGGGCAGACTTGTATTCTTTAGAGTTATGATCTTGGATTCGGAGCATTTCCCTTTCCAATTTACGAAGTTCATTACGGGTTTGTTGTCTCCATTTCTTTCTTGAAAGAGTATCAGTAACATCATCTGGGTAAATGTATTTCACTTCCCGATTGGAGATTACTTGTTCGATGATATTGGGTTTCTGTTGTTTGGCAACTTCCTTGACAACTTCTTCCTTTTTAGTAGAAGCTTTCTTGGTAGTAGTTTTTACCAATTTTGCTTTGGGTTCTTCCTTAGCCTTAGATTCTTTAGTTTCTTTTGGCTTTTGTGTTTTAGAAGCCTTAACTTCCTTCAATGAGTTAGATACTTGGTTGTTAATTAACTCGGTTACCTTGTTCAAATTTACTTTTTTCATAATTGACTAATTTAAAAATGTTACTTAATTAATTT